CCAGCCCACAGTCGCTCTCTGATTGAGAGGGTCGGAGCTGCCCGCGCTGCCAAGCTGCTTGACGATATGCTCGAGTCCGCCGTCCGCAAGAGTGGTGGTGCCGTAAGCGTTCTCGCCAAATACGAGGGTCGCGTAAACGTCAACGCCGTTAGCACCCGCCTCACCGGGATAGATGATCGCATTTGCCGCGCAGGTCACGGAGGCGGCAGTCGCCTTGGTGCTGTCGGTGCAAAGAGTCATAGAGGACGAGGTGTTCGCCGAAACGTAGTACTTCTTGCCCTCGATGAGCACTTCTCTGCCCACGAGTGCGCCGTCGGCAACGGTAGCGTCGGTCTTGAAGCTGACCGTAGCCGAGCCGTTTGACGCCGCGCTTACGGTGAGAGTTCTCGCACCATCGGTGAGATCTTCAGCGTGGAATATCTTTGCCTCGGTGCTCTCGATGAAGCGAACTCCCTCGATGCGACCGATCTCGCCCTCAAAAATAGCCGAGGGGTCGGCATACTGGTGGGGATACTTCCAGTTGGGATCGCTCATAAGGTCGTAGGCGCAGTCGGGGTGAATGATCGCAACGTAAGCGCCATCGATCTTCTCGGCGTTCTGATTCTTGAGGAATCTGACCGCCTTGCGAACCGCGTCAACGGTGAGGTAGTGGTTGTCCTCGGCGTTAGCGCTGCCGCCGACAAGCTGGCTACGGGAGCTGACGTCTCCCTCGGCATACTGCACGTTAGTACCGCCGACAAGCACCTCACGGGAGATGGTGTCGAGGGTTCTGCCTGCCTGAGAGCCGAGAAGCTTGGTCGCCATGCAGAGATTGTTGTCAATGGCGGTCATAAGAAGCAGGTCGGTGAGCTCAACGTAGCCGCCGTACTGCGCTACGGTCGCGTTGACGATGCCCATATTGATGGTCTGTCCCGTGGGGGTGATACCCTCGGCGATGGGATCCGTCAGCTTGGGCAGCGGATCGTATTTGCGGAACTGAACCGACTTACCGTTGCCTGCGGGGATCGCGTGCTTCTGTGCAAAGCGGTCGTGAACGAGCGCGGGCTCGGCGTTGTCGATAAGATAGTCCGAATAATAGGTCTTCATCTCGGGAGAAAGTCCCTCTCCCTCGGCGTATGCGGTGACCTCACCGTTCTTTACGTTGATCTCACCCTCGGTGCCGAGCACCTTATCGCCTGCGCCGAAAAGCTGAAGATCCAAGTTGAAAATTGTCATAATTTGTTGTTCCTTTCTGTTTTTGAATGGTTAGAATTTCGATCGAGCTTTAAAGCTTGATCTTCTCTCCCCCTGCCGCGCGTTTTGCAAGCCTTGCACGCTCGGCACGGGTCAATTTTGAAACGTCGAAGGGCGAGGCGGCGGTGCGGTGAGCAAGTCCGTTTTCGTTCGGTCTCGCTCTTTTGCTTCTGATCTCCCGTAGCACTCTCTCCTCGGTCTCCTTTGCCGCGTCGAGCGCGGTCTTGCCGACTATTTCGTCGAAATGTGAGAGCTTATAAGCGTCGGACAGTCCAAATCTTCCGTCCTCAAGCAACACAGTCGCAATTTCAAGAAATTTTTCGGAGTTTAAGGCAAGCTCCTCGGAAAAATCACTAAATTCCCTTTTGAGCGCCTCGGAGGACTCGCGAATACTTGCCACAAGAGCGTCGCGGGTTAATTTTTTCGACTTCTCGGCATTTTTCGCGTTTGTTTCCTCCTCGATCACCTTGAGCTTCTCCTCAAGCTCCTTGAATTTGCGAAACCGGCGGTTTATCATTCTCTGCGTGTCCTCGGTGTAAAAATCCTTGAACCGCGATCTGATAAGCCTGTCGTATTCGGCGCGCTCGGCACGTCTTAGCTCCTCTGCGGAAAGCGTATCGCTATCCTCAAAAGGATCGCCGTCCTCCGCGCTCTCGTCCTCGGGTAACGCCCCGATAGCGTCTTCGTCCTCGAAGATCTCCGTTTTGTTTTCTTCCATAAGTAAAAACGTAATCCTTTCCCACCGTTGTCGGTGACTTTACGCGCGGCAGGGGTTCATTTTCCAATTCCACGCGTGGTTTTCGACTTCAACGTATTCGGGATACGTGAGCGAGATCTGCCAGATGCCGATGCAGGCAAGCTTCATCGCTTCCTCGCCGACGGCAGAGCATCGCACGTCCGCGTGTCCCGAGCCTACGTAGTCGAGTCTGACTTCGTCGGAGTAAAAGTTTGAAAGATAGCCGCAGAGCGAATAGAATATTCCCGACACGGCGGCACAAACGATATCGTTGCCCTCCCCGCCATAGCCTGCGTGACCGTCTATTCGCAATCTGAGCCAGTCTCCCTCGCACCTTGAAAACTCCGCCTTAATCATTTTTCTCCTCTTTTCCGTCTCCGTAGAGTGAACGGATCGACGCCTTGAGCATTCCGACGCCTTCAAAATCCATCATCTCCAGCATAAGCAGCGTTTGCGCGGCATTTTCGGGTCTGAACGCGCCCGTGTCGTAAAGCTCCTTGGCGAACTGATTTTTCTTTTCGGACTCGCTCGGCGCTTTCTTGACCGCGTTGATCTCGATGTCGAAATGAGGTCTGTATCCGTTCTCGTCTGCTCTGATGCGCTTTCCCGAGAAATCAAGATATTCTCTCGATCCGTCCTCTCCGACTATGCGGAAAACTCGGTTCTCGTCATAAAACTGACGTATCAGCTCAATGACCAGCGTTATTATTTTGACGTAAGCGCGGTAGGTCTCCTCGATGCCGTCACGCGATGCCTTCGCTCCCGCTTCACGCAGGATGCTTATAGCCGATGCCGCCGTGATGCCGCCGGTAATTCCTCCCTGCGATACGTCAAGCGAGCCCGTGACTGTCTTGAGCTCCTCGATCTTAAGCAGCTTTGCCTCCATAACCGAGCTGTCGACCGGCGAGATCTCGATCTGACGAAGCTTTTCCTCGTCAATATCTCCCTCGACCTCTACAATGCTTCGGTCAAGATCCATAAACTCCTTTTCATTGACACCGAGACTCCTTTTTGCCCAAAAGCGCACGCGAGATGCCCAGTCCGAATATTCGAGAATATTTGCATCGATGCGGTTGATGTATCTCTGCGCTTCTGCCGAGGTCGCGATAACGCCAAAGCCGTATGCCTGTCCCGTCGGATAGAGCCTGTCGAATACTATCGGATACTGACCGTGCTCGTACCAACCGCCAGTACAGCTCGGGTCGCTCTCCGAGCTGTAAAGGATGCGATCGCCGATGAATTTGCACATATGCAACAGCACAGAGCCGTCGGAAAGATACTTTTTATAGTACCAATCGACGACGACACACTTGCCGTCGCTAACGCTCATTCCGAGCGACGAGGCAAGCGCACCGTCCTGCTCACGAAGCTCGCCGTAGTCAATGCCCCACGTTGCCTCAAGCGCATCGACATCGCTCTGTGAGACGATAAAAAGGTTTTTCGAGTTCTGAATATCGGTCGCGCCAATCTCCCAATAGATGTTTTCCATTGCGAGCGCGCGAATATCGATATCGCCAAGTCCGTCCTCAAGCGCGTTATTCCAAAAGACTCCGTACGCGGCGGTGCCGTGCTTGAGCTTTTCCCAGCAGTTGTCGGAATATGTCTGCTCAAAGCAGCATCTTTGCGTGATAACGGGGATTATCTTGGACAGTGTCTCGGCATATTTTTCGTCGCGCTTTTCTCTTGGGAGACAAACGCAGGACGGAATACTGTCGATGATGTCGGCGTGCTTGTTAACTATACTGTTGAATATCCACGACGACGAGTCGCCGCCGGTATAGACCGCGCGCCACACATCACTTTCCGACGCTATCCTGCTCTCAAGCTCCGCCTTCTCCCTTTTATATCGGATAAGCGTTTTGATCGCCAAGGACAGATCGGGGGTTGCCGTTTTATGTTCGTTCATTAGGTAAATTCCTTTCTTTTTATTTAAATCTTGCCCTTACCGTGTAGTTATCGGTACTCTGACGGTAAAGATCAAGCGGGTCTGCCGAGAGGATCAGACTCTGCTTCGTCCTCTTTATCGCGGGCACGGGACGTTCCATACAAACGTAGCGAAGCTCATCGTAGATATGATCCTCGCCCGAGGTGTCTACGTCCTCGACGTCGGAGGAATCGTAAACGAGGCAAGGAAAAGTCCTGATAAACTGCCGACAGGTCGAGAATACGTAAAGCCTTGGCTTGCCGTTTTCATCAAAAGCCAAGCGATTGTGAATCTGCTGCTTTCCCGCAATCCGCGAGTTGTCGGCGCGATCCCAATATATTCCCTGCTTTTCCATAATGCCGCCGATGCTCTCGCCACCGTTCTTCTGATATATCGCGGGGTCGGCGACTCCGTGAATAGTTC